CTCGTCCTCCTCCTCAACAAAGACAAGATACTAGGGGGGCCTACAGACTTGGATCATCTCGCCGCCGCTGTTGTCCAGGTGCAGTGCTCCGCAGTTCAGATGCATGGGAAGGTCGATCCTGAAGCTTATGCTGAAGCTCTAGACATCCCAGACACCATGCCAGGCCTTAGGGAGATAACCAAGCGGCAGCGTCAGTTCGAAGCGATTGAGAGCATGTGCGATATTCACTCTTCTGTCTGCAATGAAGATGGTACGGTTCGGAACATCAATCGTGAGCCAGTCACTTGGTGGAGAAATTCGCCCATCGCCCTGACAGTGGATCAGCTATCGCCGCCCTATGCTCACCTCAATATGAGCCCAACTTTCGCCCTTACAGACCAACATGTAGCAGCTCTTGAGCACGCTATTCGAGCAGAAGGGTTTTCCATCTCGACAGATACGGAGAGCGGGGAGATTAAGCTGGAGCGCATTCTGCAGCCAGGGAATTACGAAATTCGTGGCACCGCAAGCAAGATCACGTCGGTACGCAAGCTGGATGAAGACTAATGCCAGCCCCGACGCCTAAGTCAGACCATCTCCGCTTGCTGAGAGAAGCCAAGGCGCTTGAGCGTGAACTGCTGGCCAATGGCTACAGGCCAGGGATGCCCGATGTTATCTGGGTCAATCAGGCTGTCGCGGATATCTTCGATAAGGCTCTTAGCAACAAGACGCCTAAGTCAGACCAGCAATAGGAAAAGGCCCCGAAGGGCCTTGCTGGTTTATTTCCCCTTCCCAATCCAACGGTAAAGGGTGTTCGGGTCGGTGTCGCCATCCAGCCATTTGCCATCCTGGTCAACTTTGTATGAAACGAGAACGGCTCCATCAAAGCCGCGCTTCCAGATTGAGAGGGGAAGCACACGGGCTCCGTTGTTTCCCGTGTGCCAGTCGCCCAGCTTGACGCCGTAATGCTTCTCAAGAGTTGCTGCGGTCATTGTCATCGTCTGTCTCCGTTGTGTGTGTCTGTGATTTGAATATATGGTTTGACAAACCGTTTGTCAAACACTAATTTAGGTCATGACAAAAAAACCTGAAAACAAAACCATGCTTGGTGCCTGCGGGATATGCGGCGCGAACATGGACATGGTGGGCAAGTCTCACAACTGCAGGCCGAGATATGTTGAGAAAGCCGCCCCCGTCGCTCGCCCTAGTCAAAAGCTTGCGCCGCGGCAAAGAGCTGAGGATAAGATCGTTCCACCGGCGCATCCAGATTGCCTTCGCTGCCGAGCAAATAGAGAATCAACCCGTGCGCGCATGCGCAAGCTCCGAGGCAAAGCCAATGGGTAATGCAAAGAGCTTCGGCTGGTGGTTTTGGGGACTTTGGCTTCGCCTGATCGGCGCACCTCAGCATGACCACATGGTCAGTTATCGTATTTTTCACATTGAGTGTGAACGCAATCGCAGGGCATTCCCCTATAGTTCCATCGCCTTTCCGGGCCGAGGCAAAGCCACATGAAGCCTGACGCCACCGTTCAGATCAACGAAGAGCCTCCGATCAACAAGGCAATCGGCGACATCGTAGCCATTGCCGGCGGTGATCCTGAATTCGAGGCAACCGTGCTTGTCGCAGCGATGGTGCTCTGCTGTGAGCATTTAGCCCGAGCGGTTGGCCGGAGTGAATGTCGGAACAGACTTCAAATGCTCGACCGCCAAATGCGTGATGCGCAGCCCGTTCGCCCGTGGAGAGACTAGCCACATGATCACAGCAGAGCAATTTGAAGACGCCACTGGTCATCCGCCGCAAGACGATGATCTAGAGCGTTGCAACTGCCCTGAGGCTGGTTCGCTCATGCATCAGTACTGCGGCTGGGATCACGAACGCAATCTACCAGAGTTTATCGCCGTAGCACGTCGGCTCAAAGAGAATTTGGATGCCCAGCAAGTCGCCTCGCAAGTCTAAGGCAAAAGCCACATGAACGAACGGGAAGCGATGGAAGAAATGTTGCGTTCGTTCCAGCGCGCGGTGGATACCAACCAGCACGCCACGGTGGTTCACCTCGCCTATTATGGTCCTGAACTCATCGATATGGCTATTAGAATGGATCGGCTCCAAGCTGAGAATGAGCGTCTATCTGCCATTGTCAATCTGATTGAGCTAAAGACAGAGAACGATGATCTGAAACAGCGCCTTGAGGCGCTTGAGAAAGCCACATGACATTCAACGAATTCATTACTGCTATTGCGCTCGGCGGCAGCATAGGGTTTGCCATCCACTACGGAACCATAGCGTGGCAGAACTGGAAAGATCGCCAAGCCTATCTCGCTTCCTGTCGCCGCGCCATGGCCAAAGTTCAGAAGCGCGTCCAAGAGCTTCAGGTTGAAGCAAGCCATATGGCGCTTGTTGAAGATGTCTGGATCATCACGCAGGCTAATCAACGTTTTCGGAAGCAAGGTGATGACCCTTCGCCAGAAGCCATGATGTACAAGAACAAGCCACTCAGGGATTATTCAGTCCCGGACCTTAAGGAAATCGTCCTCGGACATTACCATGCGCAAATCGACCAGTACAAAAAAATCCTCGCCTAAGACAAAAGCCAATAGCGAGGGCATAGCGCCAACGGTGGTGGTAAGCGGGGCTCCGAAGCCAAAGCCAGAGGGGTACGTGTTCGGCCGGCCGACAGACTACCGTCCTGAGTTTTGCGACAAAGTCATTGAGTGGGGCAAGTTCGGCAAATCAAAGGCCTGGATGGCGGCGGAACTCGGTGTATCGAAGCAAACCGTGTACGATTGGGAAGCTACGCACCCAGACTTTCTTGAAGCCACCACACGCGCGATAACATTTTCGCAGCAGTGGTGGGAAGATGCTGGGCAGCGTGGCATGGAAGCCGACAAGTTCAACTCGGCTGTCTGGACGAAGAACATGGCGGCGCGTTTCCGCGACGAATGGACTGATCGCAATGAGACTGCATTAACAGGCGCGGGCGGCGGACCAGTAAAGCATGACGTTGAATTCCGCATCATCGACCAAGCCAGCAATCCGAGTTGATGTCCCACGGGCGCTCGCGCCACTTCTGAAGCCTGCGCGGTACAAAGGAGCCTATGGCGGCCGAGGCGGCGCTAAAAGCCATTTCTTTGCCGAGCAGGCGATATTGAAATGCTATGCTAGGCCAACGCGCATCGTCTGCATACGCGAAGTTCAGAACACCATCAAGGACAGCGTTCGGCAGCTCCTCGTTGATAAGATTAGAAAGCTTGATCTTGGCCGCTATTTTGACCCACTGGACTCGGAAATCAGGGGCTTAAACGGTTCAAACATCATCTTCCGCGGCATGCAGTCCTACAATGCGGATAGCATCAAGTCGCTTGAAGCTTATGACATTGCCTGGGTTGAGGAAGCGCAGACATTTTCATCGGTGTCACTCGAATTGCTTCGCCCTACGCTGCGCAAAGAAGACTCTGAGCTGTGGTTTTCGTGGAACCCTCGCCATCGCACTGACGCCGTAGACCAGTTCTTCCGCAAGAACCCGCATCCTGAAGCTGTCTCTGTCAAAATCAACTGGCGTGACAACCCATGGTTTCCGGATGTGCTGCGCCGAGAGAAGGACCACGATTTCGCCACTGACCCCACTGCAGCAGAGCATGTGTGGGAAGGCGCCTACGGCATGCAGGCCGGTGCCATCATCGCCCGCTATGTGGACGAAGCTGAGAACAGCGGCAGGATCAATAGCAGCGTTGTCTACAGGCCGGATTGCCCTGGTATTGAGATCATATCCGACATTGGTTTCAGAGACACGGCAAGCTGGTGGTTTTGGCAAAGACGTATTGGTGGCTACTCGCTTCTGAAATACGATGCCGATAGTGGTTTGGATGCTCAGGAGTGGATTGCACGGCTCCAGAAGATCCTGGTCGATAAGGGCTGGCCTCTCGCCAAAATCTGGCTGCCACATGATGCCAGGATAAGGACATTTCAGAGCCGCTATTCGACGCTTGAGCAGTTTGTTGCAGGCTTTACGATCGACAAGGTTGGCATCGTCGAAAAGACATCGATTTCCGATCGCATCAACGCAGCTCGTACCATCATTCGCCGCTGTGAGTTCAATCAAACCGAATGCGAAACCGGCCTCGATGGTTTGAGGGCATGGGAATATGAGTGGAACCCAGATCTCAGCGTGTTCATGAAAGAACCAAAGCACAATTGGGCAAGCCATCCGGGTGATGGATATTCCTATGGCTGCCAAGTGATGCGGGACCTGCCCGAGCCGAAAGAAGACAAGAAGCCCGATCCTCTCGCCCTCCCGACGCTCGCCCAAATGACGGCAGAGCACGACAAGAAACACAAATTACGCTCTAGGAGCTGGTAGACGATGACGCCAGAGGAACTCGCCCAACACGATGCTCGTTACGCAGATTACCTGCGAGAGCGTGATGCCGAACCCCGATATCAAGCGGTGATTGCCGCGATGGCAGACGCCCAGGAGCTTGTTGATGCAGGCATTGTCCCTCCGCCGATAGAAGAACCGATTTACATTCCGATCGGCGGATCTCCACTGCCACGCGAAGAGCTTTCCGCCATGCGCCGTGACGACCTTGAACGCTATGCCTACGAGCAAGCGCAAAGTGTCGCTCATCTGCGCGCAAGAATCAAATCGCTCACCACGCAGGCCCACTAGTGGACGAAGACATCGACAAAGCCAAGGCGACAGAGACGGCGCCTGAGCGCAAGTCGGCTAAATACTGGCACAATCAGATCCAGGCGGCGGAGCAGCGCGAGAAGAAGTGGCGCGACAGCGGCAAGAAGGTGATCGCCCGCTATCTTGACGACCGCGATGGCTATGATGGCGGCGAAGGTTGCGAGCGCCGGATCAATATCCTATGGTCTAATACTGAGGTGCTGAGGTCAAATCTTTTCGCCGAGCTTGGCCAGCCTGACGTTCGCCGTGCGTTTCCCAAGCCTGGCAAGGCGAATAAGATCGCCCGTACCGCGGCGCTGGTGCTTGAGCGCAATCTGGTGGCATGCGGCAACCGCTATGACCCTGAGCCTCGCATCGAGGACGCGGTCACGGATATGCTGACGCCGGGGCGCGGCCAGTGCTGGCTCGAATACGAGCCTACCATCGAGACGGGCGAAGACGGCCAAGAAAAGATCGCCTATCAGAGCGTAGAGATCTGTCACACCGCCTGGGATGACTGGACACACGGGCCGGCGAAGAAATGGGAGGATGTTCCCTGGGTTGCCCGCAAGCTGCTATTCACCGCAAGCGACTGCAAGGCGACTTGGCCACAGTTCAATGTCGGTGAAGGCGAGAACGCCAGGACCACGATCCCCTGCAACCATGTGCTGCTTGAAGGCAAGGATCGCAATGATGGCCAGGGCGTCGCTGATTTCAAGCGTGCCATCATTCGCGAGATCTGGCACAAGAAGTCCAAGAAGCGCATCTATGTCGCCGATGATTTCGAATGGGAGTTGGAGAGCGAGACTGATCCTTACCGGCTTGAGAAGTTCTTCCCATGCCCGAAGCCGATATACGGCACCAAGTTCACCGATCGGCTGATCCCGAAGCCTGAATATCTGCAATATAAGGACCAAGCGGAAGAGCTCGACCGTGTCAACACGCGCATCTGGAAGCTGGTCGAGGCGCTGAAGTTTCGCGGTGTGCGCTGGGCCGGCCCCGACGGTCAGGACAGCCTCGCTGACATCGACAATCTCGAAGACGGCCAGTTTTTGCCATTGAAAAATTTCCAGATGCTTGCCCAAGGCGGCGGATTGAAGGAAGCGTTCCAGACCTTCGACCTTGCGCCGATCGCCGCGGCGATTCAAGCGGCAGCACAGCGCGCTTTGGAACTCATCCAGTCGATTTACGAGATCACTGGCATCTCTGACATCGTTCGCGGTTCGTCCGACCCCAACGAGACGCTAGGCGCTCAGAAGATGAAAGCCTCATTCGGTTCAACCCGGATGAAAAAGCGCCAGAAGGAAGTCCAGCGCTTCGTCTGCGATCTTTACAAGATGAAGGGCGAGCTGATCGCCGAGCATTTCGAGCGTGAGCAGTTGAGCGAGGCATCTGGCATTTTGCTCCCGACCGAACAGGAGCGCCAACAGGCGAAGCAGCTTCTCGCCATGGTCGAACAGCAGAAGAAACAGGCTGAGATGATGGCGACCGCCCAGCCACAGCCAATGATGGGTCACAACGGCGGGCCTCCGATGGGCCCTGAGGGCGTCGGGCCGACTCCGGGTGCTATGCCACAAGGCGCGCCGCAAATGCCTCCAGGCATGCCTCCAGCGCAGCAACAGTCTATGCAGGGAATGCCAGTATGAGCGAAGACGAGTTGAAGGCTGAAAATGAGCGTCTTCGTGTGGCACTGAAGTTCTATGCGAACGGGTGGACCAAGAACAAAGGCAAGTGGTACGATGTCACGCTTGTCGAAGATTGCATTGTGCCGTCGGCAGACCTTCTGAATGACGAGGGTGAGCTCGCCAAGGAAGCGCTGGCGTGAATATGATGCCACAGCCCATGCAGGGAATGCCAGTATGAACGAAAAAGATATAGCGCAGTGGTGCGAGCAGCTGCCAGAGGAATATCGGAACCTGAAATGGGACGGTTGCGATGTGCTCCCATTTGAGCCAACGCAGGACGTTATCGTCTGGTTGTATCGTGCTGCTTGCCTAGCGGTTGACGGCATGTATCCCGGCCCCCGTTCATGAATATGATGCCTCAACTCGGCGGCATGATGGGCGCTCCAGCGCCTCAGATCACCGAGGACATGATCGAGCAGGCTAAGCTCATCGCCGAGGCTTGCACCTGGGAGGAAATCTCCGGAGTTCTGCGCTCGGATGAGAGGCGGAACTATAATATCGACGTCGAGACGACCGCGACCGCCTTCGAAGACGACATGGAGGAGAAGCAGCAGCGCACCGAGTTCATGGGTGCGATGACGCAATGGCTCCAAGTGGCGATGCCGGCGATCCAGGCCAATCCGTCTCAGGCGCCGCTGTTCAAAGAGCTGACGATGTTCTTCATGGGCGGCTTCAAGGTCGGCCGCTCGCTTGAGGAGACGTTCGAGGACGCCTTCGACCAGATCAAGAACATGCCGCCGCAGCCTAACCCAGAAGCTGAAAAGCTCAAAGGCGAAATGGAGATGGCCAAGCAGAAGCACGGCATGGAGATGCAGAAAGGCCAAGCCGAGCTTCAGGCCAAGGGCCAAGTGGCGCAGATGGACGCCGCCGGCAAGCAGGGCGAACTGCAAATGAAGCAGCAGGCCGCCCAGATGGACCTGCAGGCGCAACAGCAGCAATTGCAGGCCGATCAGCAAAAGGCCCAGTTGGAGATGCAAATCAAGCTAGCCGAACTCCAGCTCAAGCGCGAAGAAATGCAGATGGAGCGCGAGAAGATGGCTCTTGACCGTCAGGCAGCGCAAGAGGAGCACCAACTCAAGCGCGAAGGCCTCGCCATTGAGGGCCAAGCGATCCAGCAAAAGGCGGAGATCGACCAGCAAAGCATGGTGATGGATCACCAGATGCACGCCGAGAAGTCGAAGCTTGATATGGAAACGCACCGTGAGGCCAGCGAATTGAAGCGCGACGATATGAAGTTCCAGTCAGACTTTAAACGCAAGGAAGCGGCGCGCGCTCAGAAGACCAAAGCAGGGGCGGCGTAATGTTCATCAGCCGCGGGATTGCGCTTACTATCCATGGGCAGGGGGGTGGGGGTAGTGTTTTCAGCCCTGTATCGCTGTTTGCCGGGGGCAAGCTCGGTGCCCTTTACGATATTTCCGATCTATCAACGCTGTTTTCGGACAGAAGCGCCACACCGGTCACGCCAGCGGTTATCGACGGTGTCGTCGGTACGATTAAGGATAAATCAGGCAATAGCAACCATGCGATTGCGCCATCGGATGCGGCGCGCGGAATTCTGCGCAATAGTGGCCCGCTTTATTGGGTTGAGATGGATGGTACGGACGATGCTTATGCCGTAACCGCCGTCAATGTTACAACCAACATGTCTTCGGTCTTCGCCTTTGCTCGAAATGCTGCTGCAACGCATTCTGTTGGGTTTGGCAAGAGCGGCGGTGCGGCGCCCTATGCGTGGTGGTGGTTTTCCGACAATACGGTTTATGAGGCAATGGGGGTTGGCGACTCTGCTGGAGCTGGCTCCAGCACTGCGACCGGGAATTTCTACGGCACGACGATCCGAAATGTGACGAACACCGTCCGGCGTAGGAATGGCGTTCAAATTGGTACGCGGGCCTCGCCTGTCGTCGGCGGAAACTTCAACAGCCTAGGGCTGGTTGGCACAGCCTTCACGGCGGGCAAGATTTACGCTGCAATGCTAGTCAACAGCGAATTGGCCGGAGCCGATCTTACGAACGCTGAAACTTGGTTTGCGGCACGGGCCGGGTTGCCCTGACTGGTAAGCGGCAGGTGGAATGACGCGGGTACGTGGATTGATTCGTTGAATTGGGGCTAGGGCATGCCTGCTGTTTCTTTTGCGAACGGTGAATTGGCCGAGACGATACGCGGCAAGCTGAATTATGGGCTGTTTGATGCCTTTTGGGGCAAGCCCCGCTCGATATTCGACTATATCCCTGCCGCGCAGCATGAAAGCATCTTGGGCCGAACTAGCGATTATGATTGCTTCGACGATATCATGGACGCGCTCGCCGAGATTGAAAATCGGCGTCCCACTGCTCTTTGGTTCCCCGGCGGAGGGCTCTACCATTGCTCTGAGACATTGCACATCAAGCGGCAGGTTACGCTTGCAGGCACCGGCGTCGGAATGGCCGGAACCGAAGACACGACGATCCTGTTTCCGGCGAATATCCCCGGCGCGGTAATTCACCGGTCGGACACGGATAGCGATGACCCGGATGCGCGTTTTGCAGATGGCTGGGGCGACGGGGCCGTTATCGAGGGCCTAAGAATTCAGGGCAGCGGTGGCACTGCTGCGCATGGCGTGCAACTCCGCGCCCGCGCGCTGTTGGAGCGCGTAAAGATCACCGGCTTTTCCGGCAATGGCTGCCACATTGACGCCGATGCGTCAGTAGACGAAGGAGAACCGGAGTACGGCAACGCCAATAATTTCCGCATTATCGGCTGCTCGTTCCAGGAGAACGAAGGTCACGGGCTCTTCACCCGTGGCGGCGATGCCAATGCCGGATATATCGAGGCCACCAACGCATCCGGCAACGGTGGCGTCGGCTTCTACGACAGCTCATTTCTGGGCAATATCTACGAAGCCTGCCACACCGCGACCAATGTAGAGTTTGCCTATAAGAGCGACAATCCGAATGCCCGCAATATCTTCGTGGGTTGCTACTCCGAGGGCGGGCAGACCAGTCTGTTGATGAGCCCAGCCATGGCCATCGGAGATATTATCGGAGACCTTGATCCGGCGTCGACGGGGGCTGTAATCGGGGCCAGGGTTGGTGGCCCCACGCTGTTTCCTTCAGCCGAGTTTGGCACCGGGACAGGCCCCCATACGTCGGTTGGCGGCAATGATGCCATCGGCCAAGTGCTCCGCATCAAGAACGGCCTGAACGAGGCCGTCGATGTGCATCGACTTAAATATGATGCGGATGGCGATCTCTACTGGGACATCGATAATTTCGGCGCAGCTCGTGTCTGGAACATATCAGGCAGCGATACGACAGCGGGAAGCGGCGGTGGTCGTCCCAATCCCGTGCCTTATGCCTTTGTCCCGGAGCGACTCATCATCGGCGGGCGCGGTGCCAATGGCCGCATTGTGACGACGGCGTCAGCGGAACCCGCAAGCGGAGAATGGGCGCGGGGCGACCGCATTTACCACACCGCCCCCTCGGCAGGTGGATTCGAGGGATGGGTATGCGTAACGGGTGGTACGGCTGGCGACGATGCCGAATTCAAGACGTTCGGGGCGATATCCGCCTAATACGCCATCCAGTCCACCAGACGATACAGCGCAAACATAAATCACAGGGATAGACACCAATGGCGACAACTGCAGCACTCGAACCATCCGGCAATGTCGTTAAGCTGAGCAACGGGACATGCCCTGTATGCCGCTCGCTTTGGGTAGGCACCGGCGGAACGGCGACAATGACAGATGAGGTTGGAAATCCGCTGGTCAATTTTCCGCTTATTGCGGGGCCTGTCCCGATTAAAATCAAATCAATCACGCTCGGGACCGCCTCAGATGTATGGGCTCTCTACTAAACCACTGAAAGGAAAACTCCCATGACTGAATTCCAAGACAGACGTGCCGCAGCTGCCGCAGAAGCCACTGCGCAGCCAGTGCCTCCGGCCCCGCCGGTTGCGGTAGTCGAAGCTGAGCTCGATGCCACCAAGAAGCGCCTTGACGCTGAACGCGATCGTGAGATCTACATCGCCAAGCATGGCGCCGACCCCGTGCCAGCAGCTCCGGCAATTGTCCTCACCTCGCATGAGCGTGACATTGCCAACGCGGCTGTTGTCAACGCAGCAATTCCAGCGCCGGCCGAAGCACTTGGCCGTGTCTTCAAGGTCGGTCAGCGGGTCACGATCAAGTCAACCCGCCGCAGAGGCAGCATTAACGCTGTTGTGACCAAGGCCAGTTCCGTATCCGGCAAAAAGCAGGAACTGGTGGAGTGCAAGACAGCAGACGGCACCGTCCAGGAATATTGGTCTGACGAGCTTGCGTGAGGAGGGATAAATTGCCCGTCTCACTCGCTGGGCTGGATCTGAGCTTTCTCAAGGATCCAGCCAACCGCCTGCCCCCCGCGCCGCGCAAGCAGCGTATCAATCACAGGGCGAAGCGCTCCGATAAGGTCGCATCGCCCTATTATTTTGCCGACGCCAAGCCATACGTCAACGTTGCCACCAAGGAAAACTTGGTGATCAGCTCGCGCTCTCAGCAGCGCGAGTTTGAGAAGCGCACCGGCTACGTCCAGGTCGGCAACGATATCCCCATCGGCTCTATCGCGGCTGAAAACAACGCCAAGAAAGCCCGGTGGGACGAACTGTCCAAGGGACACACCACTTCACCTGAGTGGGTGGACTAAACGAAGGGCCCCGCGCTACTGGGGCTACAATAGATCGTCGGCTGTCGCGCTTACCAAGCCCCTGACGATTCCATTCAGATTATTCTCGAACCACTAGGGCCCACAGCCTTTCCTGCGCTTCTGCTTTCAGCGCCGCCTTCGCGTGAAACGCTAGCACACTAACCCATAAAATCAAGGATTTACCAACTGTCCAAAGGACACACCACTTCACCTGAGTGGGTCGACTAAGTCCCCGCAGAGGCAGGGAACAAGGCGAACGCGGTCCTGTGAGGGACTCTGCGGCCGGTTCATCCCCGCAAGTGCAGGGAACAACACAAGACTAACGTATTCAATCATAAAATCAAAGGATTTTTAGATGTCAGAAGGTGAACGCAATCCCCAACTGCGGGATTCTGCGGCCTTAAGGAATGCCGCCGTTGATAAAGCTCTGGCGGAAGACCCAGAAGAACCTGGCCTAGACCAAGAACCGTCTGCAGCGGAACCCAGTCAGGCCACCTCCGAAGCCCCGGACGCGGACGCAGCGGAGCCAGTAAGCGTTGCGCAGAGTGATGGCGCGTCCCAAGGCCAGCCGGACCCATCGGTCTCCACCGAGACCCAGATCGCGGCTCCGAAGCACTGGCCGAAAGACCGCCAGAGTGAGTTCACCACCTTGCCAGACAATGCCAAGCGCATTCTGTTGGCCAGGGAGAAGGAATTTAACACAGGGCTGACGCAAAATGCTCAGCAAAACGCCGATCACCGTAAGAAATCCGAAGCCCTCGGAGAGACGCTAAGCTCTTATCGCCAAGAGATGCA